TGCGCATCCCAGGTGTTGTCCTTCCAGTCCTGCTTGCGCTTGTCCCAGGCCGCGCCGTAGGCCTGCCGGCCAATCTCGTCCATGGCGTCGATCTGCGCAGTTACTGCCGCCATGTCGGTACCGGGAAGCCCGGCCTTCTTGCCGAGCTTGTCGAGAATGCCGTCCGTCTGCGCACGGAAGTCGGCGACCTTGGCCTTCGAGACCAGCCCATCGATGGCCATCTCGCCTTTGAACTCGGCCCGCTTGAAACCCTTGGTCAGGTTCTCGGCGGTGACCGGATCGAGGCCTTCGACCTTCGGGGCGCCGAGTTCCTGAAGCCGCTGGGAATAGACGTTCTTGGCGTCCGTGTAGGGCAGCGTTCCGTCGTTGATCTGCTGGCTGATCTCGCTGTGAATCGTCTCGACCTGCATTTCCCGGTCAAGCAAGGCATTGGCCGATTTCGCCCGGTCAAGCGCCTGCTGCTGTCGATTCTCTTCCTCGATCATGCCGCCCATGGTGCGCATGGCATTGTCGGCTGCGTTGGCGACCACGGCGCCGGGGTTGTTGGCGGCGCTCGGCACCTGCACGCGGGGCGCCGGCTGGGCGATGACGTTTCCGAAGTTACCGGTAGGGATGCGCGGCATATCAGTTCGCTCCAGCTTTCGGTTGAATTCTTTTCCAGTTGCCGTAAGCGTTTGCGCCAGAGGCCAGGACAGAAACGGCAGAGCCAACCATGGCGGTATTGCCAGAAGCCCGTAGCATGTCGGCCTGATCGCTGCCCGACTTAAGCGCCCGCGAGCCGGTAAGCATCGCAGACAAGGCATCCTCTTCCGATTTCTGGATGATGTCCTTCTGAATGGCCAGCGGCGTCCCTTCGCCCAACTTCACGCCAGATGCGGCAAGTGCGGCATTCGCTTCACCGCGCTGGGCCTTGGCCATTCGCCGGATTTTTTCGGCCTGCTGCTTGTTGGCGTCGGCCTCGTAGGCGGCATTGTTCTCGGCGATCTGCGCTTGGTCTTCAGCGGCTGCCGCTTGCTGCATACCGCTGTAGATGGTTCCGACCGTGCCGACTGCGGCAGAGGCCAGCATTGCGATTTCAACCCCTGTGCACATGCTCAGTTCTCCAGTTCAAAAAGTTGGCCGTTGTTTCTGAAACCAAGCTTTTCGTAGAGCCTGGTCGTTTGTTCGACATGGACGCCGGTCGTGATCCCGGCCTGGATCATCACGGCGCCCTGCTCCTTCGCCCATTCGATATAGGCCTTCAGCAAACGCGGGGCAGTCATCCCGCCGCGCGATGCGGGCTCGATGAATAGCCCGAAGTCGCTGGCAACCTTGGTCCTGGCGAAGTAATGCTCGACCACGTAGCCTGCAAAGCCACCTATCGGCACGCCGTCAATCTCGGCGACAAGGAGCAAGCCGTCCGGGCTTTCGATCAGGTGGGCAAACAGGCCGCGCACCTTGTCGCGGTCGAACGGCAAGCTGGCGAAGCGGGACTCGACGTGCATCTGTTCGCCCAATTCGATCAGGGCCGGGATGTCCTCATGCGTTGCTGGTCTGATCATGTCAGCCTCCATTGATGGTTATCGATCGAACGGCGGAAAGGATGTGGAACGGGAATGGCGCGTCCTGGCTGATCACGGTTGAGGTCTCGCCCTTCTCCCAGCCGTAGCCGCTCTCGTACTTGATGCCGCTGAAAAGCTCGGGCGGCTTGTCCAGCAAGTCGGGGCCGATGGTGCGCCCTGGAATGACCAGGCCGCCGTTGATCGTGGCCCCCAGGGTGTTGATCACCCGCAGCCCGATCTGATTGACGCTGTACGCCGACGACGCGCTTGAACCGGTTTGCGTGCCGATCTCGGGTGTCAGCAATTCGATGACCGGCTTGAACATCAGACCGACCAGCACCCGCTTGGCAGTGCGCGGCAGGGTGATCGCCCCAGCGGTTACGGTGAATTCGCCCATATCGACGCCATCGGCAAGGCAGCGCACGGTGTGGCCTTCGAGGTGACCAAGGCCTGACCATGTTGCCTTCCCTGCGGCGTAGTCCTGCGTTACCGCGCAATCAAGCTGGAACCCCCAATTGAACGGCTCGTCGGCTGGCGGGAAGTCATCGGCGTCCGGCATAGTCGTGCCATAGATCGGATACCAGGACGGCTGGAAGCGCTCGATATAGCGCACGATGTTGCCGTCGACCAGGCGCCGGATGATCAGCCATACCTGCTCGGTGTCGCCGGCGGGGATGGTGGCGACCGATTCGACCGCGCCATCGATCTCGTGGCTGTTCCAGGCGATCACGTCAAGTTCGCGGTCCAGTGTTACCGAAACCAGCCGGCCATTGGTCAGCACCGCCCACACGACGGGGTCTGGCTCCTGCTGCAGCGCCATCGATACCACGCCGGTGGCGGTGATGTGTTCGGCCAGGGTGGTCAGGTCCGGCGACTTGTAGCCGTCTTCCTCATAGTGGAAGCCCATCGCCCGCAGCTTGCGGCCGGCGCGCTGCACAAACACCGATTCGCGGCCGACCTGAACCGGGCGAACTGTGGCGCAGCCGTGTGGTGTGTGCGGCTTGATCTGCACGTTGGTGGGCGTAATCGGCTTCTCGATGCCGCCCTGCATGGTGTATTCGCCGTTGTAGGACAGCACGATCAGATTGCGCGCCGACGAGACGTAGGCCACCTGCGTGGCTTCATCCGAGCCGATGGTGAAGGCGAAGGCGTCGTCATCATTGACGCCGAGCGTGAAGTCGAGCGGCTCGCCAGTTCGGCTGCCCCAGATGGTCTGCTGCTTCTTCTCGTTCGCCGCGGCAATCAGGCGCTGCTCGTGCAACGTGCCGGTGCGCGGATAGCCATTAGTGGCATTCCATACCGCAGCTTCCAGCGTCCAGGCCATTGGCGGGGCCGAGACTGGCGCAGTCATTTCCTGAATGATCTCGCCCTTGACCTGCTTGGCCGTCACAAAGCTGGTGATCTTGACCAGGCCGCCATTCATTCGGACGAACTTACCGACATCCTCGGTGCGGAAGGCGTCAAGATCAGGGACAGTGGTCGATGTGACCTTGGCCACCGTTCCAAGCGAGACGGCCGGCGGGGCATAGGCCAGCGGATACGTGAAATGGTTGGCGTCAAGAACGGTGATGATGACCGTCCCGTTATAGACGGTCGGCGCATTGCCAGCGACAATCACCTCGTTACCAGTAATGTAGCCGTGGGCTGTGATCTTGACCGTAGCAATGTTCGATCCAATACCGCCATGGGCGAGTTCCTCGATATTCTTTGCGGGGTCGGTTGCCTTCGTTACCGTTGATGTGACGCTCAAGGCAATCAATGCCCCGACCGAATCCGCCTTTTTGTCGTCCTCCAGATCCTGCGGCACAAGCGTTACCTGTGGCGAGGAATCGAGTTCCCAGGTTCCGGTCGCAATCGAGGTCGAATCGAACAGCGATTTCACCTCGACAGTCACTACCGTTCCGGAGGTATAGGCCGTGATCACCGCGATTCCGGCGCTCTGCAGAATGGCCCGGCCGACATCGCCTTTAAGGAATACCGAGGCATCTGCGGTCATCGTGCGCCCGGTGCCGATGGTGTTGGCGGATAGCGTCAGGTTGGCCGCCGGCTTGTGGCCAAGCTCGGCAAACGGCGTCGTGGTGAACGGAGCGTTCGCGCAGTCCCACTTATTGTCGGCAAAGCAGCGCAGCCGGTTCGGGAAGACATCGCCATGAAACAGGTACATGGTGTCCTCGCCCTGGCTGTAGTCCATCTCCTGTACGGCGGCTTCGTTGTAGGGCGTGGCGATCTCGTATGGCGTGGCGAACCCGCCAACCTGCGTGCCATCCGGCTTGAACACGCGCAGGTAGTTCTCGCCCATTTCGAGTATATAGGCCTGGTCGCGGCTGAAGATGTACGGTACCAGCCGCGCCTTCTTATCGGCGTGCTTGGTGGCGGTGATGAACTCGGTACCGGGGCGCTTCTCTGCCCCGCCCAGCGTGCGGGAAATCACATTGCACAGCGTCTTCGCAGCGTTCGGATAGCGGGCAATATCGACCCGGCCGGCGGCACGCGGGGAGAGTTCGCCGCTGGAGAAGTTGGTCTGAAGAATCTCGGCTTTTGGCATGTCAGCGCATCCGGTTGGCAAGCAGCGGGAAGTCGCCCAACGTTTCCGGCGTCACTTCCTGGCCATCGACCGCCCGCGCTTCCTTCAGGACGCGCTTGACGATCTCTTCCTCGGTGGCCTGCTTTGTGGTCGACTTGGTGATCGGGTAGGTCAGCGCTGCCACCATGACTTGCGTCATTGCCTCGACCAGCAAGGAATCCCAGGTTGATTCCTCGGTGTTGTTCCAGATGTAGCGCAGCCGGCAGACATTCGAATCCATCAGGATTTTACGGCCCTCGATGGCGAAGTAATCCTCGGCGCCATCCTCGCCAACCGATAGCGTGCGCAGCCAGTCGTTGGGCAGTTGGAACTGATAGGCCCAGCCAAATGGGGGTGCCGCAACATCCGGCGAAAGAATCACCCGCTTGGTGGCGCAGTTCCAAGAATGCGCCCGCAGAACCCGGTTGCGCTTGTAGTCGTAGATGTTGGCGACCAGGCGCGTGCGGTCGTTGTTTTCGCTGAAGCTGCTGATCGGCCGGTCGCCGAGAAGGAGCAGCGCATTGGAGCAGATCGAGACGGCGCTATTTCCTGGCATCGTTGTTCCTCAAAGAAAAAAGGCCCGGAGCCTTGCGACACCGGGCCAACCCGTTTTCACGGCTGGAGACAAAACAGGTCAGGCGCCGATGTAATCGACTTCGACGCGCAACAGCTGGTTGGCCGCCAGGACAGCACCGGTCGCGGTCAGATAAACCTCGGCGTCATCGGTCAGCACCTGATCGACACCACCGGCCACATAGGCGCCATTGGCACCATTGGTCGGGGTAGTCGACGCTGCGGCGATGGCGATGGCCGAGCCGATAGCGGTAGCGCTCAGAACAGTTCCGTCAGAACGCTTGCGCAAGCCGATCTGGATCGTGCTTGAGGCAGTGCCAGTGCCGTTATTGACACGGCAAGCCGCGATACGTGAGCCCTTGGGAATAAACACGCCGCCGGCCAGCGTGTCATTGATTGCCATTTGGGAAAATACTGCCGGGGTCTGCACAACAACCGTGCGCAGGCGGCCAGCTTCGGAATTGGACAACTTGGTGCCAGCGGCGATTTTTGCAGCTTGGCGGGAATTGATTTCTGCCATGGTGTTGCTCCTTAAAAATTAACTGCGGATTGGTGTTCGCGTCGTATTTGACGGACGCGACTGCCGGAGACGCCAAGCAATTTCCCGAGGGCTTCCGACGGCGTTTTGTCAGAAACTATTCTTCGAGCCATTGACTCAGTGATCTTTGCTGCTCCGTTCTTCATTCCGGTTGCCGGCTTGCGTCGGCCCTTGGAATACATGTCGCGCATGTTGTCCAAGTGGGTACCCAAAGACAGGTGCTGCGGATTCACACAAGCAGGGTTGTCGCATTTGTGCATCACATGCATGCCTTCCGGTATTTCTCCGAAATGCAATTCGTAGCTGACACGATGAGCGCGCAGCGACTTCCCTTTATGTTTGATGCTTCCGTAACCGCCGCTTGTAGCCCCAATAAACAACCAGCAGCCAAATTCGGACGGACTTACTTTTTCATCAAAACGTTGCTTGAGCGTCTTCATGGCTATGCGTTATTGAAACGCTATCTCCACTACCTTCTTCTCGTCCTGACGACCGGCGCCGTAAGAGGCACCCATCGACACCTGCCACAAGTCCTTCTTGTCGGCACGGCGCGAGACGTTGCCTTCCTCGTAGCCCTTGCCGAAATGGACGCCGGACTTGGCCCAGGCATAGGCGTAGTAGGTCGATGCCGAGTAGGTCAGGCCTTGATACGGAATCCAGTTGAAGCCCATCCAGGTGCCGGCCAGCTTGCCGTTTTGCAGCATCTGCACGGCCAGGAAATCGGCGCTGGTCAAGGTGGTATCCGCGAGGATGGTCTGCAGCACCTTGTCGTTGTAGAGCATGAACAGTTCTTCGCCGTTTTCATCGTCGCACTCGTTGGCGCGGAAGATGGAGCGAGCCTGGATGATCTTCGACTTGGTAAGGCCGGTACCGCCGTGGGCAATCTTCTGGCCGGCCGGCAGGGTGTTCTGCGTGGCACCGTCCTTGCTGTTGATGGTGCCGCCCAGTGCCGCATAGATGACTTGGTCGGTCTTGCGATTCTTGGCGTTCATCAGCGAGCGCATGTAGTCGCCGCCGGTGACCGGATTAACCAGCATCTTCGGGATGTCGTTGCGGTCCAGCGGAAGGGCCTTGTAAAAGTCCTTCATCGTTGCCAGGCGGTTGGTGTGGTTGATGTCGCCCCACTCGGTATCACCGTGACGGACGGTGTTTTCGTCCATTTCGATGGAATCGAGGTTGTTGATCGTGAAGCCGTCGCCGCTGATCTGGCCACGGTCGGTCACGGCCTTCATCAGGCGAGATTCGGATTGCTGCGCTTGCAGGCGGATCGAGGTGTCCCACTGCTGCACGAAGGCTGCGGTAATGGTGTTGGACATTTCAATTTCTCCAAAAGGTTGAATTCGTTCAATCAGCCTTCAGGGTGTCCGGGCATCCGGGCCTGCTACGGTGTCGTGATCGGCTTGCACCACAACCTGCGAGCTTTCAGGGTATCCGGGCGCTACCCCGGGCCTGTGCATCGCATTCTCTGGCGGTCGCTGATACGGATTCCCGACCAAATAAAAAGGCCCGCACTCGGCGGGCCTGGATCGGGCTGCTGTTCGCTTACATCAACGGGGCATTGGCGGGATTTTCTGCCTTGAAATAGGCTCTCACCTGCTGGCTGACCTTCGCATGCTCCGGATGCTTCGGGTTCGTGTATGCCTCGGACGACATCAGGCTTTCGATGCTCTGGCCACCCTGCAGCGTGCCGCCCGGGTTGATCGATCGATCTTCGCCCATCTCGCCACCGACCCGAGCCAGCAGGCGGATCAGGCGCGGGTCGTTGCCATGGTCGGCCAGGATGGATTGGGCATCTTCGCCACCGTAACCGACCGCTGCCTTGTAGGCTTTGGCGACCTCGCCCTTGAACGTGGCGTCGTCCTTCCATTCCTTGCGCAGATCGGCGGTGCATTCTTCTTCGGACAACTGGCGATTGCCGCCGACCAGCTGCTGCGCGGTTTCGTGGTAGGCCGACATCACCATATCGAGTTGCGCCTGCGTCATTCCGGCGGCGTGGGCCTTGCCGAGGAAGTCCTGCAGCTTGGCGTCTTCCTTCGGGTTCCAGACATCCTTGAGCGAATCCGGAACTGCGATCTGGTAATCGGCGGCGGTCTTCGGCGGCACATCGCCGGAACCCATGCGCTTTTCAAGATGGCCGTAGGCTTCGGCAAGCTTCAGGCTGCTAGCTTCGATGTCGAGCGAGCCGTCTTCTTTCTTGACTTGGTATTTCTCGGGGATCGCCACGGCTTGGCCTTGGCCGCCTTCGCCTGCGGCTGCGCCGGCAAGGACTGATCCGGCTGCCGCTGCTGCAGCGCCCTCACCAGCGCCACCAGCCCCAGCACCGGCGCCGGCTGCTGCGCCTGCGCTGGCATCGCCCGCCCCCGCCCCGCCACCTTCACCAGCATTCGCTTCATCCATCCGAACATAGAAAATCCTCCAGAATTGGTTCATTGGTCAATCTCCTCTTGGTTGTCATCGGGCGCACCATTGGCCCGGTTGATCTGCTGCATGATGAAATCCAGCGGCTTGCGCTGCCCGGCCCGGTCGTAGGTCTGCAGCACGGCATCGATCCCGCCGACTGAAACCGGCGGGCGAATGAAGCGGCGGATCAGGTCGTCGAGAATGCGCTGTCCGCGCTTGTCGACTTCGAATAGGTCGGCGTAGTCCTGCGCTGTCGGGCGCTGGTCGTTCGGGTTTGGCATGTCAGGCTGCTTTCTTGATCATCGGCTCGCGGACGGCCCAGTATTCGATGCCGCCCTTCTTGCCCTTGCGTTC